AAAGCGTGGCAGGGGCTGCGCCACCTGCGCCCACAGCGATGGCGTACTGGCTGCCCTTGCGCACAAACGCAGTCTTGACGACAACGCCGCCAGCGCCGCCGCCGGTGGCGCGCGTGGCCACCGCAGTGGTGGCCAGTGTCAGGCCGCCAGAGCCGCCAGCGCCGCACACCAGCACCGACAGCCAACCGTCTTGTGGCGCCGTCCAAATGTCGGAGCCGCGGAACTCACGCCGAAACAGCGCTTCGCCGCGCGGCGCCAGCCGCACGGTCTGGCCGCCTGCGCCAGGGGTCAGGATGCCCTGGTTCACAGGTCGGCCCCTTCGATGGTCACGTTGAAGGCTTCGCTGTTGTGCGTGGAGGCCCGCAGGCTCTGCCCGGCCTCAAGCGTCAGCGGCAGCTCGGGGTTAAGGCCTTCCAGCAGCGACGCGGAGAAGGCGGGGCTGGAGCCGCCAGCGACGACAACCGACACCGGGAACTCAAAGAGAAGCCGCGCGTTGGCGCCGTCGTGCAGAAAGATGCGCACCATGCCAAGCGTGGTTGTCACCAGGGCATTGACTCGGATGCTGCGCACCCGCGTGCCGTTGGCGCCGGCGGTCAGCACCGTCACGATGGTGCCGGTGCCGTCCCGGTTCGCGTTGGAAACGGACACCTGGGCAGTTTCCAGGCGGGGAACAGCGGCGTATTGGGGGGTGAGTGCCATGGGTCAGTCCTCAGAAAATGCCCGCGTTCAGAAGGGCGATGTGGGCGAAATGGGGCAGGCCCCAGGAAGCGGTGGCGCCATCGGTCACAACCGGCAGGCCGGCCACGCCAGCGTTCTGGCCAGGCAGGGCCGAAGCGAACGACAGGCCCGTGGCGTAGGCCCGCACGTCGTCCACATAGGCCTTGTTTGCGAGGTCGCCCGCCAGCAGCGGAGAGCTGGAGTTGCGAACCAAAAAGCCGCCGATGTCGACGCTTGCCGACGCGGGCGCAAACGTGCTGACGTAGCGCTGCAGGTTCAGCAGCAAGCTGGCCTGGCCGTCGCGCGCAGCGACCAGCTCTAGGTCGTAAACGTCGCCGATGGACAGGCGCGATTCGACCGAGTCGAAGCCTTGCTCGACGCGCTCGTACTCAGCCTCGACCTGGGCCGATCGAGCAAAGGAAGACGGCGCAACGTCGAACGCGCGCTCGTAGTGTGGGTTCATCGCTTGAGCCTCCGGGGCGTGACGAGGAGATGCAGGCCGGACAGGAGGTGAGGCAGCTCGTTGTCCGACGACGAATAGAAGGTGACGGCCGCCGTGGAGCCAACGCCGCGCAGGCCGACGTTCATGGACGCCAGGCCGCCGCCGTCCCACACGCCCTCGTCCCAGCGGTCGGTGTCCCAGCGCATGCCCACGGGACCGGACTCGGCTTCGACCGAATCGCCCAGGGACACGTTGGGGTCGCCGTCGTCGAACTCGCTTTGGGCGCGGATGCGGAAGGCGCAGGGGGCAGAGGCCTCCAGCAGGCCAGAGCGCCACGTGCTGATCATGGCCACGCTGCCGGCGTTGAGCGCGTGCAGCATGGTCCAGGCCTCGATGGCTGCGCCGTCGAAGCTGCGGCCGACGTCCATCTCGTAGACCCAGCCAGAGTCGTCGCACACGAAGGTGCGGCTGACGCCGTCGATCTCGTGCGACACGGCCTGCCTGACTGCGATGCCGAGGTCGATGGGCATCCACTGCATGCTGCGCTTGCCGATGGTGGCCGACAGCGCGGTGCCGTCCGAGAACCACACGCGGTACATCGTGCGGTTGGCCTGCATCAGCGAGCACACGGGCGACTTGCCGCGCAGCCAGCCGTCGACCTTGGTCGACTCTTTGCCGTAGCTGAAGTTGCCCCAGCTCTGGGTGCTGGCCGTGGAGCGCGCGCCCGAGGCGTCAAAGAACAGGCCGCCCTTGATGGACTGAGCGGTGCCGGCGTAGACCGCGGACTCGGAGCCCAGGCCGGTCATCTGCCAGGTGTCCTTGTCGGTGCCGTACAGCACCTTGGGTCCCTTGCTGGTGCCGATGAACATGGCGCGCGAGTTCTGCGCGCCAGGCAGCATCAGCAGGTCAGTGACCAATGCGCCGGCGCCAAGCTGTGCTGCGCCAGTGATGGTCGAGAAGCTGTAGGGCGTGCCGACCGACGAGGCGATGACCTCCGCGCCGCAGCCGAAGTACAAGGTCACTTCGTCCGACTCGACACAGGTCGGCTTGGTGGCCACCGGCAGGTCGATGGGCGCGAGCACCACGCCGTCGAACTCGAAGGGTCGGTTCACGCCGTCGCAGGCGTAGATCCGTTGCTGGTTGTTGATGAAGGCGGCCCGCACATAGTCGAGGCTGCTCGACGCCGTGAGGGCGATGGCCGCGCTCGCGCCAGACAAGGTGCACGCGCCGCCGCCAGTCGATGCGCCAGCGGTGAACTCGCCACCGGTGACGTTGCTGACGATCATGCGTCCAGCTGCGGTGCCGCCAGTCCAAGAGCCGGAGGCCAGGAGCACACGGCGCACGGTGGCGTTGACGCCGCCCTTGGTGAGGGTCGAGCCTTCGGCGTACTCGGCGGTGCCGGCGGTGAAGGCGATCTCGCGCATGAGTGGCACGAGGGTCCAGCCGGAAGCCGTGGCCTTGTAGACCAGGCCGGTGCGGATGGCGAAGACATCGCTGCCCAGGCACATGACGCGCGACGGCCCAGTGCCAGGAGGAGGCAGGATCAGCGCGCGGTAAATGTCGGCCGCCTCGGCGACCAGGACGTTGTGCTCGAAGGCGGTGACGTTGCCGACCGCTGCCGAGTACACGCCCACCACGGTGGTGGTGACGCGGATGTTCTCGCCGGAGATGAAGTCGCCGGCCACCATCGTCAGCACCAGCCACGTGGGTCCGCGCGAGAAGACGACGCCGGTCGCGCCGCTGGTCTGGCCGTTGACGGTCACGCCGATCGCGGCCGCTGCATCGAAGGGGCCGCCACCCAGGTAGGTGTACTGGGCGTCACTGGGACGGGCCTTCCCGTCGAACCGTTCAAACCCACCAACGCGGCGATAGCCGCCCTGGATGTCGGGCTCGTAGTTCATGCTCGCCTGCACGTGACCAGGTTCCACCGAGAGGCGCTGCTTGGTCGTGTCGAGGCCGCCCATGAAGGGCACGAACCTCGGCTTGCGGTCGGGCATGACGACCTGCATCAGAGGCTCCGGCGATCGAAGCTGATGGTCGGCCCCTGGTCTTGCCAGAGCCTTTCCCAGGCCTCAGAGAACTCCGTGTTTGCGCGTCCCAGCAGCTCACCGGCGCCGTCGTCGATGGCCAAGCGCTTGAGCGCACCCCAGGCCAGCAGCTTGCGGTGCTGAACAGGCAGGCCGGTCGGGACGTCGCCCGCCTCCGTCATCACCGCCGGCGCGCGCACCACGTCGAGGTGCACGGTCATCACGCGGTCAGGCGTTGGGCCGAGGAGGATCGAGCCATCTGGCGCCATGGCGTAGGCCACGGGAGCGCCTGGCGCATGGCCCGGCACGAACTCGCGCATGAAGTTGTCGTAGCTCAGCTCGGAGCGCATCCAGTACCAGGTGTCGCCATCGACAGCGCGAGCGCGATACGAGTCGATTTCCGTGGCTGGCCATGGCTTCTGGAACTCACCGCCGATCGTCGACTGGGCGTAGGCCTGCGCGCCAACCACAGTGGTGATGGCGCGCGCCTCGCGCAGGAACCGCCACATGACGCCTCGCGTCTGCAGCGATTCCCATTCGTCACCCACCCAGCCCCACAGGCGTGAGTCGTCCTTGGTGGACGTGCTGGGGCTGGCTGGCGCGGCGCCTTGACGGCCCGACTCCAGCTTCAGCTTGGCGACGATCTGCTGGAAGTTCACGCGACCACGCTGTAGGGGAAGCGCTGACGCTCAACCAGGGTGATGCGGTCCGGCTTGTCCGGATCTTCAACCACGGGAACCAACGTGACGGCCTGGTCCAGGCGCTCGCAGACGCCGCGCGTGACCTTCACAGGCTTGCCGCGGGTGATCAGGACGTCGCCGCCCTTGTCGCCGCCAACAAACACCTTCTGGGGTTCGTTGTCGTTTCCACTTTGGACCATGATCGTCACCAGGTCGTCGTCTTTCTTGGCCATGTCGGCTCCCGCTTGGGTTCAAAAAAAGGGCGGCCAGCCGGTCAGCCAGCCGCCCGGGGGCTACTGCTTACAGGCGATCAGCGGATGGCAGCTGAGCGACGTCCCAGATAGTGGTCGTCACGTTGGCCGCGTTCAGGGCGGTGGTGCCCGGGGTGAACGTGGCGGCGCCGGTCACAACGCGCAGCACCGCGAACGGGCACCATTGCGTGTTGAGGGTCTGGTTGCCGGCAGCATCGACCGAGGCGACCGAGAAGTCGGGCACGTCGGGGATGTTCCCGTCGCCACGCACCTCGATGCCGTTGACAAACGTCTGTCGGCCGGCAAACTCACCCTGGATGACGCGGACGCTCGTGCCGTCCGTGCAGAGGGTGTAGTACACCGTGGTGTTGGCGGGCTGCACGTAGAACGGGCGCAGGACGGCGTCGATCGAGATCAGCGCTTGGTTGGTGACGGCGGCCACGTTGCGGTACACACCGTCGATCACCGCCAGGATGGCGTTGGTCGTGGTGATGGCCGAGGCGGTGGCGCCGATGGCGGTGGCTGCGCGGCTTGCGCAGTAAGTGCCCAGAGCGCGGATGGCGCCCATGCCGTGTTGGTTCAGCTTGCTCATGGTGGTTTCTCTCCAAGAGATGGGCCGCACTCAGGCGGCCCGTGGGGTTTAGGTCGACAGGACGCCAGCTTCCAGGCGAACCATCCAGGCGTCGTTCAAGATCACCGCGGTGGCGTAGAACTTGAAGCCGATGTGGCCACGCTGACCCAGGGGGTCGGAGTCGCTGGGCTTCGGGTTCACGACCATCGGGGTCACGGCGGTGTTGCCAGCCAGGGAGACGGTGCCCCAGGCGTCCTTGCCGATGATCACGATCGGGTACACGTCCGCGTTCTGCGAGCCGCCCGAGGTGCCGGCCACACCGTTGCTCAGCAACGAGGCGCCGTAGGTGGCAGAGCCAGCGGCCAGGAACGGTGCGTACAGCGTCGAGGTCAGGAAGCGCACCTCGCGGTAGGCGCCCAGCTCGTTCTCGCCCAGCGGCTTGATCTGGCTGTACTCGCTCACGGGCTTGTAGCCAGTGATCGTTTCCAGGTCGTTCTGCACGTCAGGGTGGCAGAAGGCCACGTAGCCGGCACGGATGGGCATGGTGCCCACCTTGTCGGTGCCGGCCAGCATGCTGGTGATCGGCTTGGCGTTCTGGCGCTTCAGCTGGCGGATGGCGCGCTGCAACAGCGAGGCGCCGGCGGTGGAGTTGTAGGCCGTGGCCACAGCGTTGCGAGCCAGGTCGCCCGTGCGGATCACGTTCGTGCCAGCGCGCAGCACCGAGTAGCAGATCATTTCCATGGTCTGACCGGCCAGCTCGCCCATGATCTGGCTGTACTCAGCCAGCACGTTGTCCTCGTGGGTGTCCATGACGACATCCGTGAGGCTCGTGCGGCGGCCGTACTGCTGCAGGGTGGCCTGCACGTCAGTGGCGGTCATCTGCTCGGCGTTGGGCGTGACGCCTTCGACCAGCGGGTTGGTGTTCGGAGCCCAAGCGTTGTAGCGGCGCAGGCGGATGGTCTGCGTCTTGTTCTTGGGGATGGGGACCTGCTGGCCGAACTTGGCCATGCACAGGTGCGGGAGC